TACCAGCAGCGGCTTGTACTGGCTGGTTCGCCAAAATATCCGCAAACAATCTGGTGGAGCGAAACGGGCGTTTACCTGTCCTTTGAGATTGGTACCGAGGACGATGACGCGATCAGCTTCACGCTGTCTTCTGACCAGCTCAACCCGATTGTGCATCTGGCGCAGATGAATACCCTGATTGCGCTGACCTACGGCGGGGAGTTTACGATCACCTCCGGCAATGATGCGGCCATTACGCCGACCAATATTTCGGTGAAAAATCCAAGTCCGTACGGTTGCAACGGGATCCGCCCGGTTCGCGTTGGTACCGAAATTATGTTCGTGCAGCGCGCCGGACGCAAACTTTACGCTGTAGCTTACGATCCCGACAGCTTTGTTTCCTATTCAGCCAACGATATGACTGTGCTGGCCGAACACATCACAGCGGGTGGTGTGCTGGATATGGCTTATCAGCAACAGCCAGATGCGTTTATCTGGATGGTTCGGGCTGATGGCGTTGCAGTAACGATGGCTATAGACCGAGGGCAGGATGTAATTGCATGGTCACGTCAGGTTACAGATGGCGCGTTTGAGTCGGTGGCGACCATCCCATCGGAGGCTGACGATGTGGTATATGCGATCGTCCGTCGCGAGATAAACGGCCAGACCGTACGTTATGTCGAGGTGTTCGACAGCAAACTCTATACGGATGCTGCAGTAACCGGAACAAGTAGCGCAGGTTCTGCGACATGGTCCAATCTTTCCCACCTCGAGGGACAGACAGTTGATGTGGTGGCCGACGGCGCAGTTATGCCGCAGTACACCGTTTCCTCTGGTCAAATCACCCTGTCACGCCCGGCGAAAAGCGTGGAAATCGGCCTGCACTTCGAAAGTACGATCGAAACGCTTACGCCTGAAGTTCAGACTACTGAGGGCACGACACAGAACGCGAGAAAACGCACCAGTGAAGTGACTATGCGTTTTCTCGAAACCACTGGCGCAGAGTGCAACGGCCAGGTCATTCCGTTCCGCCGGTTCGGTCCAAAAATCCTCAACCAGCCAGCGCCGCTTTTCACTGGTGATCATTACTGGGGGAAACTCGGCTGGGAACGCGGGGAAGACACTTTGCTTATTCAGCAGCGCCAGCCGCTGCCATTCCACCTTCTCGCAATTATTTTCACGTTCACCAGTAACGGGGGCTGACATGGTACGTAACGCAACGGCCGGGGATATCCCGGCACTGATCGAGCTGGGGGCGCGGATGTATATCGAGTCCCGCTATTCGCAGAATTCGCCCTTTGATGAAGAAAAGTGCGCAGAGCTCGCCCGCAACCTTATTTCGTCACCCGCCGGTTGCCTGCTGGTGGTCGAAAAAGATGACGCTGTAATCGGCTGGCTGGCCGGTGGTATTGCTGAGCAGTGGTTTAGTCGCCAGTTGATGGCGTTTGAGTATGGACTGTTCATTGCTCCTGAACATCGCGGCGGCACTGCTGGACCGCGTCTCGCGAAAGCATTCATCACCTGGGCGGAAGAGCATGGTGCCGCAATCATAAATATGGGGATCACCACGGGTGTACATGAAGAGCGCACCGGTGATTTGTATTCACGTCTCGGCCTGTCCCGTACCGGTCTGCTTTATTCCAAAGAGGTGTAACGATGTGTACCGGGTTAGAAGTGGCGGCAATTGGCGCGTCCGTTCTTGCGGCGGGTGGTGCTGTCTATAGCGGTCAGCAGCAAAAGAAAATGTCCAACTATCAGGCAGCACAGGCGGAAGCAGATGCAGAAGCTGCGCAGGCAGCTGCACGCGTGGAAGCTGATCGTATTCGTAAGGCGGGCAGGGCTCAGGCTGCGCAGGCAAATGCCGCGCTGGCTGCGTCAGGTGTGGACACTGGAGAAGGTACCGCATTGCGTATCCAGTCCGGCATCGTGGGTGATGCGGAGCAGGATGCGTACCAGACCATTTTGAATGGTGCGAACCAGAGCTCACGCCTCAACGCGCAGGCGTCTGCCGACCGCATCAGCGGCCGTAATGCTTCAACATCTGGCTACATCAGCGCGGGCAGCTCATTGCTGAGCGCGGGCGACACTGCGTATAACGGCTGGAAAAAAGCAGGGAGTAAATAACCGTGAGAATACCAACGGGTAATTTTGGCAACGTTACGCCTCAGGCTAATCCAACCCGGATCGGGGTCAGTAATGTTGGTCAGATAGGTAATGCTGTAGCTGGGCTGGGAGCCGCTCTGGGCCAGACAGTGGATGATTTGCAGCGTACGCAAGATAAAGCCGATGTAGCGGCTACCCAGGCGATACTTACCGATCTCGATGCTAAATCCAGCGACCGATGGGAAAATCCTGAATCCGGCGCGCTGGTCACCCGTCAGGGGTTCAAATCATCTGGCGTCGGGCTCGATATGGATAAACTGGATTCTTCAGACTATGAAGAAGCCCGCAAACGCGTACCGCAGAGCCAGCTACAGTATTTCGACGCGCAGTGGAAAGCTGGGCAAATTCGCCGTGCCAGTACCTACAACAGCTTTGAACGTAGCCAGACCGAACAGGCCCAGCGCCAGCAACTCGACGCGACGGTAAAATCGTCCGTTGAACAAGAAGCGGGGGCGTTTGATGATCCGCAGGCTGCTGCGTTAATACGTGGTGCACGACAGCACTCTATTTCATTATATGGCCAGGCGCAGGGATGGTCACAGGAGCAAATTGACCAGGCTGTTTCTGAGGCCAATTTGCGTGCAATGGATCAGCGAGCCCAGAATTATGCGATTACCAATCCACAGGGCTGGTTGAATGGCGACTTCCCGGTAAAAGACACCGGCGCTATGGATATGCAGGCTATCGGTATTGTTGAATCCGGCGGTAAGCATTTTAAAAGCGACGGTAGCATAGTTACCTCCAGCGCTGGCGCTCAAGGTCAGTACCAGTTAATGCCAGACACTGGTAAAGAGCTGGCGGCTAAGCGAGGTGTTGAGTACAACCCAAACGACCCGGAGCAGCATGCGCAATTAGCCAAAGATTACGTGGGCGAACTGTATTCTAAATACGGCTCAGAAACATTAACCGGTGCCGCATACAACTGGGGGCAGGGGAATGTCGATAAGCTGATTGCTAAAATTGGTGACCCACGAAAAGGCGAAGTATCACAGGCCGAGTTCATAAAAAACCTGCCAGCCGAAACACGTGGCTGGCTTGCCCGCTACAACAAAAACAAAACCGGTTTAGATCCTGTCGCAGTCGATAAAATCGATAACATTGCCGAGTCAAAAATCCGGGAGCAGCGTACGACGCTGCGCGAGCAAATTGACCCTATTCTGAATAATACAATGGTGCAGTTGTACAACGGCGAAGTACCTGACGCGATGCCGGATAAAGCCTCCATCATGTTTGCGTACGGTGAGCAGGGGGCAAAAGCTGTTAAGCAGCTCGACATCGCGATCAACAATGCCAAAACCTTCCAGGCGATACAGTACGTTTCTCCAGAACAGCAGCGGGCAGAAATAGCTAAGTTAAAGCCTCAGGCAAACGACCCGGATTATGCGCTCAAACTTGATGCCTACGGAAAGCTTGGCGCACTGGTGCAGAAAAGCAACGACGTGATACAGGCGCAGCGCGATACTCGTCGTTTTAATGAAGCGCTGTCTATGGGTGAAAAACTCGACCCTACCAATAAATCCATGCAAAAAGCCGCCGACGCGACGCCAACGGCGCAAAATTTCCGGGTTAACGATGCCACCACCCATGACGGGATCGTGCAGCAGGTGGCCCAGACCGGGATCATTCCATCGCAGGTAACCACTCAGTTATCGGCTATTTCCCGCGCGCGCAGCCCCGAGGCCGTTCGTCAGGGGGCCGAGTTATTTAATCGTCTCTATGACACAGACCCAGCGTCTGTTGGCGACATGCCAAAGGATATGCAGGGATTTTATCTTACTGTTAAGCAGCTTACCGATTCCGGCATGGCGTCCGAAACCGCAATCGAGCAGGCGCAGAATCTGACCTACAACCAGACCGATGCGCTCAAAGCGCAACTGGCATCAACCCAGAGCACTAAGGAGTATAAAAAAGATCGTGGCAAAGCGATGGATTCCGCCGTGAGCAGTATGTCTGGCTTCTTCAGCTGGGGAAATCCATCTGCCGACGACCAGACGCCGGAGGGTGCGCGATTCCGCAACGATTACCAGTCTCTCTACGACATTAACTATCGGACTACTGGCGGCAATGCGGATGCTGCCAAAAAAATGACCAACCAGCAGATCGCCCGCACATGGAGTATCAGCGAGGTTAACGGCGACGCAAAACTTATGAAATACGCGCCAGAGGCACTCTATAACTACGGTCCGTCAGGTTGGCAGGCGGCACAGTGGAAAGAAGAAAAAGAAAGCCTGATGTACGGCGAGCGCAAGGGTGAGATTACCACCAGCCCGGCGCAGCTTGGGATCACTTCCGGTAACGCGGCCCCTGTCACCAGCAAAACGCCGGAGTCGCGTATTGGCGGCGATCTGGAAATTACCCCTGATGTTCTGACGGCCCGCAATGGTGATTACGCCATCATGGTACGGACAAAAGATAAAGATGGCATCGAAGCGGTGCAGCCGTTCTACGATTCGTACGGCAGACCGATGCGCTGGAAGCCGTCACTGGAAGAGTGGGTGCCATACAAAAAAATGCAGTCAGAGCGTGAAGAACATGATCGCAATGAGCTGCAACGCGGTCAGGATATTCGCGGGTTCAAAGATAAACACCGCGCGCTAGACGAACAATATAAGCGCCTGCATAACGAGCGCATGGACAGGGTTAAAAATTACTTTTCGTGGAGCACTGAATAATGCCGGTATACGCCACCCCTGAAGAACTCAATAACGGATTCACTCCGGCGGGTAATATCCTGGCTGCGCCTACCGGATTTGATGTGCCTTTGCCTGAAGGTACCAACCCGGCACCTCAACAGGATGAGCCGTCTGTGTGGGGCGCTGCATTTCGTCAGAATAACCTGCTTGGCGAAATGTTCCGCCCGGCCAAACAGTTTGAGCCGGTAGACGGTTATAACCCGTATGCAGATAAGAATGAGCTGCACGGGTACGAACAGTGGGGCTCGGCGTTTGCTGATTCTCGATCGCCGGAGGAAACAGCCTGGCTGAAACAACAGATTGACGACGAAAACGAGGATCGCAGGGTGCTTTCCGAGGCTGGCGGCGAAGGTGTCCTCGCCAGCATTGCAGCCGGAGTGATAGACCCTGTCACCGTAGCTTCTATGTTTATCCCCGGTGCGCAGGGAGGCGCGGTTGCCCGTATCGCGTCGCAGGCTGCAATCGGCGCGGCTGCAACTGCGGCAAGCGAGGTTGTGCTGAATAATCAGCAGATAACACGCACGTGGGGGGAAAGCGCCTCCCACGTCGCAGCGGGTGCGTTGATGAGCGGTGTATTTGCTGCCGCCGGTGCTGCGTTATCGCCATCTGTTCGCACTGCGGCCACGCGCGAAGTGGCTGACGCGCTCGATAATATGAGTATCACGTCAGCGACGGACACCGCTGCTGCCTCGCTCCCCGAAGGGGGCAGCGTCGGCGCGGCGAGAATCAGTGAGGCCACGCTCGAGGATCTCACTCCGGCAGCTGGCGGACCGGTCGGTAAGCTGGCACGTAAGGCAGGGAGCTATCTGACACCGTTTACCCGTCTGATGGAGTCACCGTCGAAAACCTCGCGCCGTACGGCGCTGGAGCTGGCAGAGAATAACTACACGCTGCAGGGTAACGCCCGGGGTATTGAGACGCCCGTCGCGGCAGAAACCCGTGTTCGCGGGTGGCGTCGTGAAGAGGCGGCCGTCGTGGTGACGAACAAGCAGGCCTACAGCCAGTATAAAGCGGCTGGCGGTGACCTGAGCTTTTCACAGTTCCGTGAGGAAGTTGGCAACGCCATGCGCAGCGGCGATGTGCATGCTAATCCGGTGGTGCAGGAAGCGGCACAGGCAATGCGCACCGTGGTTAACCGGGTGAAAGTGGCGCAGCAAAAGCTTGGCCTGCTGCCGCCTGACGAGGAGCTTAAAGCCATTGGCCAGGAGAGTTATTTCCCGCGCATCTACAAAGTCGGCAAGATCGTCAACGAGCGTGATAAGTTCCGCGACATGCTGGTCGACTGGTGGTCGCGCGGTGAGAAAACTATGTCCCGCGAAGAGGCTGAAATTACTGCTGACGCCACGATCAATAAAATTGTCGGCGCAAAAATCCCGCAGGATTTTGCAAACGTTTTTATGGTGAAAGCGGCGGGCAGCACCCGGTCGCGTACGCTCAGCGTTCCCGATCGCCTGATGAAAGATTATCTGGAGAGCGACGCCAATTATGTGCTGCAGCGTCATATCCGTGAGGCATCGGCAGAGGTTGAGCTGACGCGCGCATTTGGTAACAAATCGCTGGAGAAGCAGCTCAAGGATATTCAGGACGAATACGACGCGCTGATGCGCCAGAATCCTAAGGACCAGGCGAAACTGGCGAAAGCCCGCGATAACGATATCCGCGATATCACTGCGCTGCGCGACCGCCTGGCGGGAACCTACGGCATGCCAGACGACCCATCATCATTTTTCGTACGTGCCGGCGCATTCCTGCGCAGCGCTAACTTTGTCACCAAACTGGGCGGCATGACGGTTTCCGCCATTCCTGACCTCGCCCGCGGCGTGATGGTTAACGGGTTCGGCAATACCATGCGAGGTTACTCCGCGCTGATCACCCGGTCGCCGGCGTTTAAGGCCAGCCGCGCTGAACAGTTAAAAATGGCCGTCGGGCTGGAAACCATCCTGCATACCCGTGCGCGTACTATGGGGGATCTGGTAGACGGTTCTGCCCGTACAACGGCAGTGGAAGCGGGTATGGAGCGCGTTACCGACGCGTTCGGCAAGCTCACGCTGATGGGCCATTTCGATGATATGAACAAATCGGTAAATGGAATGATCACATCCGACGGCATTCTGTCCGGCGCGTTCGCTGGCCGCCGTCTTGCCAAGCTCGGCATTAACGACAATATGGCAGGGCGTATCCGTAGTGAGTTTGAAAAGCATGGTGAGGTAATCAACGGCTGGCATATCGGCAATTTTGAAAAATGGGACGATCAGCACGTTGCTGGTGTATTCCAGTCGGCAGTGCTGAAGGATGTGAACAACACCGTTATCACGCCAGGTATCGGCGATACGCCATTGTGGGCCAGTACGCCGCTGGGTAAGACTATCTTCCAGTTTAAATCGTTCGCTACCGCGTCATATAACCGCGCCACGCTGGGTGGCTTGCAGGAGGGAACCGGCCAGTTTTATTACGGTACCGCTTTCCAGATTGGCCTCGGCGCGCTGACGTATGCGCTTAAACAGTCTGCAAACGGCAAAGAGGTGGACTGGTCGCCGAATAAGCTGGTACTGGAAGGTGTCGACCGCTCCGGCATCCTCGGCCCGCTGATGGAATATAACAATATGGCGGAAAAAGCATCCGGCGGTATGGTGGGGCTGGGGGCTTTGCTTGGTACCGGAACACAGTCACGTTATGCCAGTCGCGGCTTTATTGGTTCTGCACTTGGTCCAACGTTTGGCCTGCTCGATACCATTACCGATGTGACTGCTGGCGTGCTCAATGGCGATGCTGGCGACCGGGTACTGCATAACGTGCGTACGTTGTTGCCGGGGAATAACCTGTTCTGGATTGCCCCGCTGATAAATCAGGTTGATCCCGGTATGCGGTAATCGGTCGGGATTCCGACCTATGGAGTGCCCCATTATAGCCCTGTATTCACTACGGGGCTTTTTTATGCATCAGGACTACAAAACACGCCTTACCGCGCTGAGCGATAAACTCACTGACGTGGTGCTCGAGGAAGCCGATCCGGAAAACTGGCCGGGGGCAGGGAAGAAGCCGAGCGAGTTGACCAAAGGTGAACGCGGCGATCGCTACTGGGATAAGAAGAACGCAGCCGCATCACTGACACTGCTGATTAAGGTGCACTCCCTGATTGGCATGCAGACACGCGGCGGTACACCATCCGATAATCCTGGTCAAGATGATGAAGCCTTTGAGCTGGGCCAGCAGGTATCGAAAGCTGAGCGAGAGGCGGCCGCAATTATTGAGCGCCTGCAGAAAGGGAAAAAATGATTTCGTTCCTCGCCTTCTTTTTAATGTGGGCGGAGCGAATGAACTGGGACGTTCCGGACTGCCACTATCAGGCCTGCCACTGGCTGGAGCATCGCGGAAACCTCGCGGTGCTTCGCTGTTTCCGTGGATTCGGTAAATCAACAATTCTCGCTGTCTATAACGCCTGGCGGTATTACTGCGATCGGCAGTATCGCATTTTGCACCAGTCTGAATCCGACGGTACTGCATATAAAACCAGCCGAGATACCCAGAACGTACTGCGTAACCATCCATTGACCAAAGGCATGCTACCCGATGGGCAGGGGACGGTAGAGCAGTGGTGGGTCAATGGCGCGCTGGATTTACGTAACGGCAGCATGTACGCCAAAGGCATTCTGTCTAACGTTACCTCCGCCCGCGCCAACGAATGCCAGAACGATGACGTTGAAGTGCCCCGCAATATCCAGACACCGGAAGCGCGTGAAAAGTTGCGCTATCGCCTGGGTGAGCAAACGCACATCCTGACCCCCGGCGGCCGCAAACTCTACATTGGTACGCCACACACGCATGACAGCCTTTACGATGAGGTGGAGTCTATGGGCGCTGACTGTCTTACCATCCGGCTGTTCGATAAAGAAAAACGCATCGAGGCAAAAGAAGCAACGCAGCAGCGTTACGAGTTATCTTTCCGGCCGGAATATGTTTTTGCGGGCATTCACAAGGCGGCGCGGCTGTTGGTCGAAAACGTGGATTATAAGCTGACCGCTGACGGCGTTGAGTTTGCATCAGCGCCGGACACGGTCATCGATTTTTATGCAGACTGCGCCTGGCCTGAACGGTTCACCCGTGAAGAAATGGAGAACCGCCGCAAAGAAACCCGCACGATTAACGAGTGGGATAGCCAGTATCAGCTGCACAGTAAACCCGTCGGAGACGTTCGCCTCGACCCTGACCGCATTCGTGAATACAACATCCACCCGCAGATCCGTTATGCGAACCGTACTGCCTCGCTCTGGCTGGGTAACGTGCAAATTGTTGGCGCTGTCGCCTGGTGGGACGTGGCCACAGGTAAAGTTAAGGCCGATGCTTCGGCGTTCTCTCTGATGCTGACGGATGCCAGGGGACATCTGTACTGGCATATCTGCCAGGAGCTCACCGGCGAGCTGGCGGAGTTTAACGATAACGACAAAATCACCGGCGGGCAGGTCGCGCAAATAAAAGAGCTGGTGCTCAAATATCAGATCCCGGTTGTATGCGTTGAGGTAAATGGCCCAGGTAGCTTTGCGGGTAAATTACTGCGTCAGGCTCTTAAGGGTACCGGTTGCGGCGTCCGGGAAGAATTCAGTATCACCAATAAACAAAAACGTATTCTTGATGCGTTTGAAGCGCCGCTGTCGTCGCGGTTCCTGTGGGCGCATACCGACGTGCTCGACGGTCCTGTCTATGACCAGATGCGTGACTTTAATCCGGCACTGACCAACCAGCCAGACGACTTTATCGACTCGGGCGCGGGGGCGATAAGTCAGACTCCGGTACGTATTGGGAAAGTGGTCGGGATTCCGACCGGACATGCGCGCGAAGATTGGCAGTTAAGTGACGGAGATCATCTGGTCGACGTCGATTACTAACCTGCCTGAGGTTTGCATCATGTCGGTACCCAACCAGACACCCTATATCATTTATAACGCAAACGGTCTGACGACTGTTTTCCCATTCGAATTTTATATTATCAACGCCAACGATATACAGGTGACCATAAATGGGACGCTGGTAAGCAGCGGCTATAGCGTTTCTGGTGCGGGCAATGTCGGTGGTGGGGATGTCATTTTTATCACACCACCTGCCAACGGTTCTGTTGTGATGCTGGAACGTGTGGTGCCCACCTATCGCCTAACCGACTATCAGGACAACGGTGATCTGCTGGCAGATACTGTGAATAAGGATTTTGATCGCCTGTGGATGGCGATACAGCGCTCGTCTATTTATCTCGGCCTTGCGCTTAGACGCCCGCTATTTGGTGGTCCATTCAATGCTGAAGGCTATCGGATTGAGAGGCTGGCAGACCCTGTAAATGAGCAGGACGCCGCGACAAAGAAATATGTCGAAACGGTATCACTCGCCCGTACATTGCGCGTACCAGAAAATATAGTACAACCCATACCGTCAACAGCGGAGCGTGCCAATAAGTTGCTTGCCTTTAATGCCAACGGTGACCCTATTACTGTTCTTCCCGCCTCTGGCTCAGCCACCGATGTTATGATCGAACTGGCAAAACCTACCGGTGCGCGCAGAATAGGATATAACGGGTCTACGGTCGCTGACGAACTGGATAAGTCAAACCGCCGTGCAGGTGATGTAGTATACGCTGCTGATTATCTCCCGGATTCCTACATCCCGGGAGCTGATGTTTCCGCCCATATGCTAGACATTTCGGCTACTGTAAACGCCATACCAAATACCGAACATAACGGAAAGCCTGTTGTTCTTGAATTTCCGTCAGGATGGTTTAAGCATTCTTCAACACTCTGGTTTACAAGGCCGGTTGTTTTAACAAGCACAGGTGACACGAAACTTGAATACACAGGGACTGGAAACCAAATTTTATTTGGCCCTGATGGAATCACTTTTAATGGTGATGGTGGTGGTGTTGATCATAAATTACATGTGACTTACGGTTTTATCGGCTATGGTTTGTTCACGTTTACCGGAAGCCTGCTAGATCATGGAATTGTGTTTAATGAGTTTATAACGAACCCAAGACTGATAGGGTTGAGATTTATAAACTACGGTTCAGAGAGTTTCTATCAGGTGAAGTTATGGGGCCATTGCTGGGATATCACGGCAGATAATATTCGTCACTCAAACTCTCAATCAATTGCGGTAAATTTCCTGAGCGCTAACGGAAAAATGAAAGATGGCACTGTAGATTACGGTAACTCACGTTTGCACGTCGGTACAGATGTATACTTGCACATCGAAGGTAGTCGATCTGGCGGTGTTTGCTTTGATGTTGGTGGCGCTGACTACCGTTTTGACGGTGTAGCGCAGGGGTGGCGAGTAACCCACCAGTTAGGGGCATTTGCTTTTAACCCAAGAATAAATGGGTACCATGAGACAATTTATCCGGAGTGTGAGACTTTAATAACCTATGGCGGATTGCCGGGTGATTCAGTGGTACCAGATGACCATTATTTTAAAGGTGGTGTAATCGGCGGAAACTCTCTTTATTGGAATGCCCATAACTTTATGACAAGCGAAGGTTATCCTCCCTCAAATTGTCGCTTTATGAAACCGGGTAGGACAGATGTAGTGTTAAGGGACTGTAATCTCGGACGCATCGATCTGTCTGATTACGACAATAATTACCCGCTGGTATTTACCAACATAATATCCGGTAAGCCAAGCATCAATAATACGTATGGTGATGTAGGCTATCCAGCCATTCAGGTTCATCAGCAGAATGCGTTGGTTCAGTTATGGGAAAGCCTTAAGCCAGCAGAAAATATAGGTATAAATGGTAGTGGAAGGTTGTCAAGAAATGGTAGTTTTTTCACATTTTCATCGGTAGCCACTCAGGCTAGGGTGTTTGATTTCTGGGCGTACACTTCCGATGGGTCTGCCACCGCGAACTTTTATCGAAACCTTATGAGTAACGATACACAGTTTACGCACGAGGGTACGAATATTGGAATTGTCGTTCCAGCAGCAAGTGCAGACAATAAATCGCTTCAGATGATGCTTGATAAAGGTGCTTTTAAGTGCCAAGGGAAAAACATCACGCTGTCATTCATGATGGTTAATGGCAATCCATCAGTCCCTACTAAGGTGGCAGTAACGCTTATCCTCGCGTTCTCACCTGGAAGCGGAGTAACCAGAGCATACTCTTTTGGAGAGTTTACAGCTGGAGCATCATGGGGCCTGAAGAAGTTTACGCTGAATATCCCATTCGAAGGTCTGGTATCTGACGATACCGGTATTGCTTACCTTTCCATTGATCTGCCAAAAAACCAGACGATAAATCTGCAGATAGCTAACGTTAATCTGTGCGTCGGGAACGTTGCTGTTCAGGGGCCATCGCAGTTGAAAGACTGGGACGTACTGGCGCGCGCTAAGGCGTATTATGGCGTTTAGTGTTAAAGCCCCGAGATAACTCGGGGCTTTAATTATTTATACAACATCTTGTCGGAAATTCAAATTTCTACCTAATAATATTGCCAGAAATGAAGATAGAATCATTAAGCAAATTAAAAAGATTATGCTATCAAATATATATGCTAAACCTATTGGAGGGGACAGGGTTACAGCTAAAGCCCTACAGTATAAGGCAGCCATAAATGATGAGTAGAAAATATCTTTTCTCAATCTCATGTTCTTAGACTTGCAGACACGACCAATTACCCATCCAAAAAATGCAGTCATGAATAACCCGCCAACGAAACCAAAGTAGACATAACCGGCTAGGTCGAAGTGGCTTGTCGGTCCCCTAGCGACATCGTCCCAAGGGTACCAAACTTTCCATATCATCCTGCCAACATCATTTGCAGAATAATCATACCCAAGCATATTCTGCATCACCCCGTTTCCTGCTATATATCCAAACAACTGCAAGAATTGGTTCTTAACTTGTAATCCATCAACTACAGCATTTGGTAGTGAGAAATAGTAAGCATCACCATTTGCGAAAACGCGCATGAACAACATTTCAACAACTACTGGTGCGTCCATGTAATTTGATTTTGTGTAACCGATTGCCGAAGAATTGTACGAAATTAGAAATAACACATAGCTAATTAGCGGCACGGGGTGATGCTGCCAACTTACTGATTTAGTGTATGATGGTGTTTTTGAGGTGCTCCAGTGGCTTCTGTTTCTATCAGCTGTCCCTCCTGTTCAGCTACTGAC